AACCCAACCAACCAAAGCCCCCTCAAGGGGGCTACTTTAAACCAAGGAGTACGATATGAAAAACACAACTAAAACTACAGGTAATAAGACTATGAAAAACTTTAAGAAGAAAGTAAAGGTTGATGTATACCAACTGATCACTGACAAGATAGTTGAATCGATGGAACAACACGGCACCGATTGGTGCAAACCATGGAAAAATACAGCGAAGGGAGGGACACTTCGGAACGCTATAACAAGCCGCTCTTATAGGGGGCTTAATATATTCTTGCTGAGTCATATGATCCATGTAAAAGGTTGGACTTCAGGGGAATTTATGACTTACAACCAAGCAGAAGCCGGAGGCTATCAGATAAAGAAAGGAGAGAAGGGAACGCTGATAACCTACTTCAATATGATCAAGATAAAGACTGAAGATAAGCAGGGAGAAGAGATAGAGAAGATAATACCTAATCTTAAGTATCACTATGTCTTTAACGCTGACCAAGTGGAAGGGTATGAAGGTAAGACACTGGAAGAGGATAACACCAAGCCAGATGTATTCTGCAACATCCTTGCAGAGCAAGCAGTGAAATCAACGGGAGCCTCGATAGTACATAGAGGAGATACAGCCTGCTTCATGCCGACGTTTGATAGGATCAAGATGCCAAAGAAAGAGTCCTTCGTAGACACTAACTATGATACTGCCGAGGAAGCATACTACGGCACCCTACTCCATGAGTTAACTCATTGGACAGGACATAAGGACAGACTAGCAAGGGACTTCTCAGGAAGATTCGGAGATGGAGCCTATGCCTTTGAGGAACTGGTAGCAGAGATAGGATCTGTATTCTTATGTAGTATGCTCGATGTTAAACCAGAGCCAAGCCCATCCAATGCTCAATACCTGAATCACTGGGTGGAAGTGCTCAAGAAGGATAAGAAAGTGATAGTCAAAGCCTTCGGGTTAGCACAGAAAGCAAGCGACTTTGTACTAGGAGTTGAGTACAAACAAGAAGAGAAACAAGCGGCATAACACCAACCAACGCCCCCTCAAGGGGGCTACTTTAAAACTGAGGAGTACAACATGACTACGATAGAAAAATTGGAGGCTCTACGAGTCCAACGAGAACAGCTAGTAATAGCCAAGGTAGCTATAAACAATGCGCTAGGTCTAGCGGCAACCGCACCGGAGTTTCGCAAGCATCACGGCTCTATGAGTAAGAGGGTTATTGAAAAGCTCGGCCGATGTAGCACCGATATAAGTTTTATTGAGTTCGATATTCTTAAAGAGGAGGTAGCCATAAAAACGGGAGCAACAAGCGGCATAACACCAACCTAAGCCCCCTCAAGGGGGCAACTTTAAACCGAGGAGAAACAATATGAAAAAGAAAGCACCTAAAGGTGTCATCATATACCTAGGAAAAAGTAGGATAGATGGCAAAGAAGTAGTAGCTATACTAACCTTCGAGTCTGGCAATATGAAGACAGGTAACATGACTCAGGTATGGTTTATGCGATCCGATGTAGACCCTGTAACAGCAGAAAAAGAAGGGCTTGATGAGTCTGTCTGTGGCAATTGTCTTCATAGAAGACATAAGGGTAAGAAGGGATCATGCTACGTCAATCTAGGACAAGCCCCCCTTCAAGTCTACAAGTCATATAAGAGAGGACTGTACCCTGTATTCGATCCAGAGATTCATGGTGAGTTATTGCGGTGGAGAAAGACAAGGTTCGGTGCTTATGGAGATCCTGCCTGCGTCCCTTTCGAATGTCTTGAGCCTATCGCCAAGCTATCTATGAGTACCACGGGATATACGCATCAAGTAGAGCATAAGAACTTTGATCCAAGGATAGCTACGCTCTGCATGGTGTCGGCAGACAGCCCCAAGCAAGCTAAGAAGTATCACGACATGAACTACCGCACGTTCAGGGTAGCCAACCCCAACGACAATCTATACCCCAATGAGATACCCTGCGCCTTCGAGTCTGGCGGTGTTCAATGTATAGACTGTGGGCTATGTAACACCGGCAAGAAAGAATCGAGGGTATCGGAGGCACCCTCTATTGTTGTAACAATACATGGGACAAATGCAAAGAAGTTTAAGACCGCATCACTAATACCAACGCTACAAGTAGCATAACCAAAGAAAAACCAAGGAGAATGATATGGATAAGCAAGTAATTTGTTGTTTAAAATGTGAAGATTTGTATGCAGAAAATCCTGACAACACAATTGAGAAATGCCCCCACTGTGGGAACACGGATACGAAACAAACTATCTATCTAGAGGACAGCATTGTCCGCAGAGAATTTTTAAAGGAGAGTGAAGATGAGTAAAGTCTTTGAATGGCCCTATGATAGTTGGGCTGAAATAGAAACAGAAAATGGGGATTTAGTCGATCTAAATTTTTATATTGATGATTCCAACGGTGGGCTTATGCTTACTATATATCCTGTTATTACCATGCCGGACGGAACAAGGGAGACCGACACGACTGGCGAATCTAAAAGGTTTCAAGTGACGGAGGTTGAAGATGAGTAACGACATAGTAGTAGATATTGTAGTAGATATTAATGATGGAGAAAGTGTACAGAGCGAGGTGCAGAAATTGGTGCGGGAACATACTAGTAAGCTAACCTCACCGCCTGATGGGATAACATTAAATTGTTGGGCGGTATGGACTGACGATGCTTTTGATCCCCAACGCATATCGGATTTAGATATACCGTTCTTTATAGATCATGGGATTGTCACGCTAGATGATAATGTTAATAGGGCTACAGGCTTTCGGGGTGTAGATGAGGACTGCTATGATTTAGTTGATCGATGGCTAGGGAAATCCGAGGGGGACTGTGACCTATTATCTTTTGATATTGAGTTAGACTTTAATGACGAGCGAGAGGAGGACATGTGGGATCCAGAACTAAGGATTAGGCCGGACACTGAAATACATATCTTAAATGATAACAAGGAGAAGTAACATGAGTGATATAGCAACGATGATTTATAACAGCACTAAGGCAGGATTTCCCACAACTAATAAGGAGAATACTATGCGACTAATTGTTGAGAAGAAACAGGTATACGGTAACGCTTTGGTCTACCCTGCCTGCAACAAGAGCCGGCTCATCGCTCGGCTGGCGGGTAACGAAACACTCACTGCAGGCACCATCGCAATAGCCAAGAATCTGGGCTATACCTTTGAAACCAAGGCGGAAACGATATGAACCAGAGAGATATTAAGGTGCGACTAGAAGAAGAGCGACTGGTTTTGAGTCGAGGGGTAAGTAACCGTCTACTAGATAAGCTATACGCCTTCGTTAACAACGAGACACACGGTAGGGAGCTAGAGTTAATACAGGGGCACGTTAATAAAAACCCGGCGCTATTCCTGCCACAGATCGAGGCGTTCCGTGAGTCTAGCAAGATACTTAAGAAACTATTCGGAGGAGGTAAGTAACGAGGCACGAGAGGCAACGGTCATTTAATTTTAACTGAAGGAGGGCGGTGTTTAGGATTGTGAGCAAGAAAATAATTGTTGACGACCCGCAGTGACTAGTATATTTTAGTTAATGAAGTAAATCTAAGGAGTACGACATGAGTAATGAAATGGTTCCCGTATGGGACTTAGAAAACAGTGAGTTGGAATATTTGGATGTGACTGGGGTCGATGTGGAGGTGCTAAGTAGTATTCAAGACCCCATCGACTTAGGTGGCTGTGGATTTAATGTGCTAGTAAGTATTGGAGGAAAATGTAAGCTGATGATCAGCGTTGACTATGATGATTTTTGTGCGGAGTAACATGAACAACACAACTAATAAACTGGAGAACGACATGAACAACTCAGTAAAAGTATTACAAAAATGTTACAGGCAATCAAAACTTGACCGCTTTGACAAAATAGTAAAGACCGAACTAGAAAATAAAATTAAAACCGCAAAAGAAAAGATAGAAGTGCAGGAGTCTAAAATAAGGAAACTTAAAGAAGGACTGGATAGCGACATTCGGACGCTTAAAAGTGTAGCGGATTTTCGCGGTCGAGCGACAGCACACATAAATGAGATACGCACCATCATTGAAAAGCACCCTTCGATTACTATTGAACAATTCCACGATAATGATTGGACGACAGAATATGATGATGTTCTCAGAGTTTATTGTACTTTGCTTGAAGGCGACAGCGATCCATATGATTGTCAACATGCTTGCTATGGTATAGGTGAAGCACTTGAGCGGTGCATAGATTATGCCGAACATTTTAAACAACTAGAAGAGGTGTAACACGAGTAACACCAAAGAAAAACATCATAGCCCCCTCAAGGGGGCAACTTTAAACCAAGGAGTACGACATGAGTAATGAAAACGATTGTATTTTTTGCGGGGCTGATACCTCGTTTGGGAGCGGACTATTTGTTAATAGAATTTCTGCTGACATGTATACAGATGAGGGTGAGTATAGGGAGGGCTATGGTTGCTCCCAGTGCATGATGTTGGAGTGTGATAGGTGTAATAAGGGCATCGCTATTGATGACGACATTACGCCTGATCTACTATGTGGTGAGGCGCCATCCCCTCGGAACGCGCTGTTTGCTGATGGTAGCCACCGCGTACATGAGGAATGTTTAACTAAGGAGGAGCAGATCGAGTGGCAGGAAGAGCAGAAAAGGTATAACCTAGATGGTCTAGTCCAGATAGGAGACTGCTCATGAATATAATACCTGAGTTCACCGCTAACGGAGGCTTAGTTACTCTAAGCTTTCTCTTTCTAGTGTTAGCCTATTTAATCAATTAGGACTAAGGAATCCCTATGCGTAAGAATAAAGAAAACACGGGTCTATTAGGTGCGGTGGTTAGAAAGATTAAGTTCCAACTGCCCCCTCATAGTCCAGAGGCAAGACTCATGTTCGCTGTGTTTGAATCAGTGGCACGAGACCTCCTGCTAACAGGTATCAAGACACACACGCCCACCGGCAGGCCAAGCACTAGCTCTTTTAGGCAGAAGACCGCCCAGCTTTATATGTGGAGTAATATGCCGCACCTAGATGCGGTGGGTATTAACCCTGTCTGGGTTCGTAAAATCTTTAGAGAAGCTGGCCTAGAGTATTTATATTTACCAATGAAAGGAGAAAGTTATGAGCAGTTTGAAACCAAAAAATTATGAACAGATGTATGCTGATTTAAAACAGTTGATCTGTCCTGATGAAGAGTGTACGCACACTGAAGTTTATAACCGCCTAATAAAAGCTTTAAAGGAGAATAATAATGAGTAGCTATGATGTAGGAGCCCCGCCCTCGGATAATGATTGGGATCAGTTTTGTGAAGACCATGATCAGGAAGCTGGCGAGCAGGTACTGAAGAAGATACTTAAAGATGATGACATTGTGAGTGAGTTTTTAAGTATGGAGCAACTGCCGGACAGCCTAGGTGAAGAGGCAGACACAAACCTAAGAAAGATCATTACAAAGCTCTATAGCCCCGCAAGTCTTAGCCTTGGACAGTACAAGGATCAGCTCTCAGAACTGGGGCATATATTTTTCACCCATATCGAGCAGACTATCGACTACTATATAGAGGATAGGAAAACTGAGTACCTTAGTGATCATTATAACACCTACCCAGAGGAGTAAGATCTATGTCACATCAAATGGAGCAACTTGAATTAAACCTAGAGCCTGCTACAATATCAGACCAGTTCGAACTAGACTTAAAACCAACCCTAGATTTTGTGGAAGGAGAAGATATTAATGGAAAATAAAGTAATTAAGTTTAAGTCAAAACCTAAGAACCCAATGCTGAAGTATGCAGTAAGCATTACACAGTATTGTGTACCTATCATTGTTGAGGCAGAGTCAGAGGCAGCTGCTGAACAACGAGCTCTTGAAGATGGAGCATGGGAACCTGAAGAAATCTCTATCAGCATACAGGAACTACAATAAATGTTAAGGGCTGATGGGTTTAATGCCGCCATAATAGGCACTACATGGTACGGGAGCGAGGAGCTTTATATATACTCTGCTGAAGCCTGTATTCAGATTCTCATTGATGGGGGTATGACTGACGAGGAAGCCGTAGAGTATTTTGAATTCAATGTTTCTGGATCTTATGTTGGAGAACAAACGCCTATCTTTATGTATGCCTATGAAGTTGATGAAGAGGCGGAGGAAATACTATGACCCCAGAAAAGAAAGTAAAGCAGGGTATAAAGAAAGTCCTAGATAAACTGGGAGCTTATTACTTTATGCCTGCTACGGGGGGTTATGGCGCATCTGGTGTTCCAGATATCATTGTGTGCTATCAAGGTGCATTCATAGGGATTGAGGCTAAAGCTAATGGAGGTAAGCCTACAACACTACAACTAAATAACCTTAATGCCATTGTCGATAATGGGGGTAAGTCCCTGATAATTGACGAACATAATCTACCCGTGCTAGAGTCCCTTATTAAGTTTGGTAGTAGCATAGGCAAATCAAATTTTAAACAATTCATTGAGTGAGGATAAAATGGAAATTAATAGGAAAATTAATGATGAAGTAAATCACCCCGCACACTATACAGCGGGTAAGGTGGAGTGTATTGACGCTATTGAGTCAGCCACTCAGGGTCTATGTGGAGTAACAGCAGTATGTGCAGGTCAGGTGATTAAGTACATCTGGCGTTATAGTCGCAAGGGAACCCCAGAAAAAGATCTCGCGAAGGCAGACTTCTATCTGCAGAAACTCAGGGGTATAATACGAGAACAAAATACACTGTTGGGAAGCCCCGACACTAATAAACCTACCCCTGTTCAAGAAGCGCTAGAAGAAACAATAGAAGATGTCCTAGGAAAGTATTGTCACACTGGAACATGTGAGGATTAATATGAAACTGGACGAAGAGTATAAGAGAACCATAAATGGCAGATGATATTGATATAGCAAATGAGCAGTTGCAAAAAACTATGGAAGCGACTATTAAAACTCTGCGTGAGGCTAGTATTTCACCACCCAAAAACTACACTGGTAAATGTATTTGGTGTAGCTATCTTATTATAGACCTGAGACGGTGGTGCAGTGCTGAATGCCGAGATGAGTGGACTGAGGCACGAGACAAATGGAAATAACACAGTTAGTCACAATAGATTTTGAGACATACTACAGTAAAGATTATAGTTTAACCAAGTGTACTACCGAAGAATATATCAGACATCCAGAGTTCCAAGTGATCGGTGTTGCCATGAAGATTAATGATGGCGAGACGCATTGGCATACTGGGACACACGCTGAGATACGGTCACTATTAGATAATGTTGACTGGAGAATCTCTGGACTCATTTGTCATAATACTCTATTTGATGGCGCAATCCTTGGTTGGACTTTCGGCATCTATCCTGCGTTTTACTTTGACACCCTATCTATAGCTAGAGCCTTTCATGGTACGAATGCCGGTGGCTCTCTTAAGGCATTAGCCGAGCGTTATGAACTGGGACAAAAAGGTACTGAGGTATTAGATGCTAGGGGTAAACGCTTAGAAGACTTCACGCCGTCTGAACTCTCTGACTACGCCTCCTACTGTATTAATGATGTAGCGCTTACCCTAGATCTCTTTAAGATTATTGGGATAGACTTTCCTGAGCATGAGTTAAAACTAATAGATATTACGTTAAGAATGTTTATCCAACCACAACTGAAGGTAGATGATGCGTTACTGATTGAGCGCCTACAAGAGGTACGAGAAGAAAAAGTATTGATGTTAGAGGGTCTGATGGCGAGGCTCGACTGTGATACACCCGAAGCTGTTAGGAAGAAGCTCGCAAGCAACAAACAATTTACAGAACTACTAGGTGAACTGAATATCCCCTGTCCCCTCAAGATTAGTCCTGCTACAGGTAAAGATGCTCCGGCCCTAGCTAAAACTGATGAAGGCTTCATTGCCCTACAACAACACGACGACCCCCTTGTACAAGAGTTATGCCGCGTCCGACTTGGAACTAAGTCTACGATTGAAGAATCTCGTATTGAAAGATTCATTGATATAGGCTCGCGCAACAAAGGCCGCCTACCTATACCCCTGCGTTACTACGGGGCACATACAGGAAGGTGGGCGGGGGCAGAAAAAGTTAACTTCCAAAATCTGCCATCAAGAGATGCTAAGAAGAAGGCACTCAAGAACTCTGTTATTCCTAGAGATGATCATGTAGTAATTAACTGTGACTCAAGTCAGATTGAGGCCCGCATTCTAGTATGGTTATCTGGGCAGGAAGATGTGACAGCTTGGTATGCGGAAGGACGAGATGCCTACTGTGAGTTTGCTAGTAAGGTATATGATAGAACAATTACGAAAGCTAACCCAGTAGAACGGTTTGTTGGTAAGACCTGTACACTGGGGCTAGGCTTTGGGACTGGTTGGAAAAAACTTCAGCATACATTAAAGACATCACCTCCAGGGCAGGCGTTACCTGATGATGAATGCAAACGACTTGTTAAGGTATACCGCGAGCTGAACCATAAAGTTATTACTTTTTGGGCCGCCTGTGATCGTGCACTAGAACACCTAGCTAACTGGCCTGATGATCTAGAGCCTTACTACTTAGGTGAACACCAATGTGTGATGGTGGATAGGCATGGTATCAAGCTACCCAACGGCCTCTATATATACTACCCCGAACTGAGGTATGACACGAGTGAACTCAAGAGTGGTTATGTTTATAAGTCTAGGCGGGGCAAGATAAATATCTGGGGCGGGGCGATGACAGAAAACATTGTGCAAGCCCTAGCTAGGATTGTTATTGGTGAACAGATGATTGAGACAAACGAGCAATACCGCCCCTGCTTAACAGTCCACGACGCCATTATTATTACTGCCCCCACTAAAGAAAAAGATGAGGCGCTAAAGTTTATTATGGGAGTTATGAATACTCCCCCTGAGTGGGCTACTGGTTTACCGATTGCCTGCGAAGGTGCCTACGGCGATAACTACGGGAGTTGCTAATGCACCACTTTAAACATAATTTAAACATCGATACCAACACGATTGCAGAGAAAATATTATCTTTAAGACCAATATGGGAAAGTAGATCAAATGACTTTCCTTTTTATACCTTGGGTAAGTCAGCTTATCTTGATGGCAACACAATAGAGTATCACGAAGAAAGCGTCTGGATGAATGAGCTTCTTTATAGAAACTTCTCTGGACTGTATGAGACAGTGTTAGAGTGTTTATCTGTTGAATTAGGAAAAGAAATTTGTTTGGCTCAAGATTTAGCACTACCGGGGTTTCATATATTTCCTACTGATGAAAAGTTTATTGGTATAGCAGGTAAATGGCACACTGATTACCCACATAAAACTTTAGGACTAGGGGATATAGGCGCGTCTGCTTTCACTGTAGCTATTGAATTACCTAGTTCCGGTGGGGGTATGGACTATATAGATACACGCGGAAATATTGTAAAATTACCGTATGAAGAGAAAGACCTAGTATTACACTCAGGATTAACTCCCCATAGAATTGCCGGGCTAGAAAAATTCTCTCCTTGCGAATATAGGATGACTCTACAGGGACACGTAATTAAACGTAATAACAATATGGAGGTGTTTTGGTAATGGCTGAGTTTACATGGAGTTATTCTGCATTAAAACAATACGAAAATTGTCCTCGACAGTACAACGAGATACGAGTACTAAAGAATTATATTGTTAAAGAAAACGAAGCTATGCGGTATGGGACTGAGGTGCATAAAGCTTTGGAAGATTATGTGGCCGAGGGAAAACCCCTTGCTAAAAACTATCAGCGCTTCAAAGAGATGGTTGATCCCCTCATTGATATACCGGGAACAAAGTATCCTGAGCATGAGATGGCACTTACCTATAGCCGGGAGCCTTGTGACTTTCATGCAGAACACCGGTGGGTACGGGGTATTGCTGATCTGTTGATTGTTGATAATGATATAGCCTATGTTGTAGACTACAAGACCGGCAGTAATAAATATCCAGATCCAAAACAACTTAGACTAATGTCGCTCATGGTGTTTAGTCATTTCCCTAAAGTAAATAGGGTTAAAGGGGGCTTGATGTTTGTTCTAAAGAATAGTTTTCTTATGGAAGAATACCACCGTAAGGACACAGATAAATCCTGGGGGATGTTTGAGTTGCCCCTTAAACGATTAGAGCATAGTTACGACGACGACCAGTGGCAACCTAACCCTACGCCCTTATGTGGATGGTGTTCAGTTGATAGTTGTGAGTTTCATAAACCCCGCAAACCTAATAACCCCTTCGCCTAAGTGTGTTATCATAGCGGGATATAAAAAGGAAAAATGTTATGCCCAGAGATTATAAGAAAGAAAATGAATACAAATCAACGCCCAAACAGATTAAGCTTCGAGGTATACGCAACAAAGCTAGGTTAGCTGCTATAAAAAGGGGTAAAGCTAAGGTTGGCGACGGTACTTCTGTAGAACATGTAAGACCTTTAAGTAAGGGAGGCTCAAGTAAAGCTTCAAATACTAAGTTGGTTTCCTTTGCAGACAACAGTTCGTTTGATAGGAATTCAGATGGATCAGTACATAAAAATACACCGGGGATATTTAAGAAACCTACTAAAAAAGCAGTTAAAAAAGTAGCTAAGAAAGTAGCTAAGAAAGTAGCTAAGAAAGTAGCTAAGAAAAAAGTAATTAAAAAAAAGTAAAATAAAGTTTGACTAATAGTTAGTAAATAGATCATACTCAGTAACAGTTAAGTTAAGTACACCAAGTAAAGGATAGTAATGAAAGTTATAGATAACAAGGCCCTATTGTTGGCCGTACCGGAGCATCTGACTCCGCATATCACAGAAACAATAGACCAAAGCGAAGTAGTAAATACTACAGATGGTCTATCAGAACTCTTAGTTTATTGGGGCATTGATGAAATGCTTGCTCTTAATAAGCTTGTTAAATTCAAAGAAAACCTACCCTCCCCTATGATCAGAGATTATAAGTGGCCGGGCATGTTTGAACCTTTTGATCACCAGAGAGTTACCTCAGAATTTCTAAGCATCAATCATAGAGCCTTCTGTTTCAATGAAGCAGGCACAGGTAAAACTTCGTCTGTACTATGGGCGGCAGATTATCTAATGAACTTGGGCTTAATCAAAAAGGTTCTAATCATTTGTCCCCTCTCTATTATGTACTCTGCATGGCAGGGCGACGTATTTAATACCTGTATGCACAGGACTAGCCAAGTTGCACATGGTACTGCTGAAAAACGCAGAAAGATTATTCAGGGTGACTGGGACTTCACTATTATTAACTATGATGGCGTAGGTATTATAAAAGACGATATCATTGCATCTAACTTTGATCTTATCGTAGTCGATGAATGTAACGCTTATAAAACACATACGACCTCACGATGGAAAGCCCTATATAAAATACTGGGTGGTAAAGATAAGAATGAGGACATGAAACTGTGGATGATGACAGGTACTCCCGCTTCACAGTCACCAATGGATGCTTTCGGGTTAGCCAAACTCGTCTGTCCTGATAACGTGCCTAGACTATCTATGGCATGGAAAGAAAAAGTGATGCACCAGATCTCGCGGTTCAAGTGGATCCCTAAGCCCAATTCTAAAGATGATGTATTTAAAGCCCTTCAGCCGGCGATACGATTTGCAAAAGATCAGTGTCTAGACCTACCCCCGGTGATGTATCAGACGCGAGTAGTACCACTGACTACCCAAGTACAGAAGTATTACAAGCAACTTAAACGCGAGATGCTAATACAAACGGGCACTGAGCAAGTGACTGCCGTTAACGCAGCGGCGGGCATGAATAAACTCTTACAAATATCTGGGGGCGCAGTATATACAGATGACCACAAGACCATACAGTTTGATGTATCTCCTAGATTAAATGCTCTCATGGAAGTTCTTGAAGAGACAGCTCAGAAAGTTTTAATCTTTGTACCCTATCGCCACACAATTGAATTCATAAGTGAGCACCTAAATGAGAAGGGCATTAGTAATGAAGTAATCAATGGTGCTGTCTCAGCAACTAAAAGAGCAAGTATCATTTCACGGTTTCAACTATCTGAAGAGCCAAGAGTTCTAGTAATACAACCCCAAGCCGCGTCACACGGGGTGACGTTAACTGCAGCAGACACTGTTGTCTTCTGGGGGCCAGTGATGAGTGTAGAAGTTTATCTACAGTGTATTGCAAGGATTGATCGCGTAGGGCAGGAGCACAAGATGACTGTGGTTCACCTACAGGGGTCAGATGTTGAGAAAAGAATGTATGCCATGTTGCAAGGTAAAGTTGATCAGCATACTAAGTTAGTAGATTTATATAGAGAGGAGTTGGAATCATGAGTGATATAGAAGAACAGATGAGTATCCCGGAGCCTAAGATTTCGTTAGAAGAGGTGGTTAAAGCCTACCTAACAATTAGGAATCGTAAGAACAGTCTCGCTCAAGAATATCAAGCGAAAGATCGTGAACTGAAAGCTGAACTTGATCAGTTAGAACAGGTGATGCTAGGTTCACTAAATGATGTCAGTGCCGATAGTATTAAAACTTCCGGAGGTACTGTCATAAAAACCCTTAAAGAATATTACGTTTGTTCTGATTGGGAGCACTTCAGCCAGTACGTTATTGATAATGAGGAACTACATCTATATCAAAAGCGTCTTAACCAAACGGGCATGAAGGAGCATTTAGAAAGTAGGAGGGAGGATGGGCTACCGCCCGGAGTTAGTATGATGCGGGAGTTCCAAATTACAGTAAGAAAACCAACCAGTAAATAAGGAGAAGTACCTATGAATAATATACTTATGACCCCAGTTGGGGTAGTGAATTTTCCACATCTGTCTAAGCCAGATACTAAGTTTTCTCAGCCCGGGGACTATAAGGTAAATCTTATACTAACTCAGGGAGAAGCAGCGGAAATGATTGAACACATCAATGCTGCTTTTGCGGAACACGTAGAATCGCAAATAAAGATACAAAAGAAGACAGACATCCAAGTGGCTAATCCACCTTATACAGATGAAATTGGGGATGATGGTAAGCCTACAGGTAATGTTATGTTTAGACTTAAGTCTAAGTTTGCGCCTAGCATTGTTGATAGTAACGCAGTACCGATGGAGAACACAGATATTTGGGCTGGCTCTGAGCTTAGGGCTGCATATAATATTGGACCCTATGTAGCTCCCAATGGAGTCGGAGTTTCGTTGTGGATTTCAGCTGTTCAGGTTGTTAAGTATGTTACAGCCAGTTCTGGTGGCGGCACCTTTGGGAAGATTGAGGGCTATAAACAAGATCAGTCTGAAGCCTTTCAAGAAGCAACGCCCAAAGTTGAGGAAGTAAAACCTGAGTTGTCTGTAGTTAAAGAACCTGCGGTTAAAGAACCTGCGGTTAAAGAACCGGTTGTTAAAAGCTCAGGTTCTTCAGATAACTCTAAGAATATTTCCGACATCGTAAACAAGTGGGGAGCTAAAAACTAATATTATGGATAAACTTAAAGCCATACTTAAGGAAAGTTCAGACCTATCTCTAGATGAAGATACGCTTGCCGTAGCTAATAGTGGTTATGGGAATATAACCAAACGTATCTCATTACGAGGGGGGGAGTTTCGTAAGTTTGTTGCGGGGCAGGAGCTGAGTATAGGCGATAACCCAACAACTATGCAGGTTATAATAGTGAAGATGGCACACAGTACGTCCCGTTCTTATTATAGCCATGCATATGAGGAGGGAAAAAAAGTGAGTCCCCTATGTTGGTCTAATGATTCAACGTCCCCTGATCCTGAAGTTCTATCTCCCCAATCTAAATTTTGCCACGCGTGTCCTAATAGTGTGCGTGGCTCAGGTTCGGAAGGTAGAGGGACAGCCTGTAAGCTGTCTTGGCGATTAGCCGTTGTCTCTGCTGATGATCCCGGAGGAGATGTACTGCAGCTTGTATTGCCGTCCACCTCCTGTTTTGGGAAAGAAGAAGAAGGCAAGTGGCCCTTTAAAGCTTACATCCAGATGCTTGCAAAGAACAATGTGAGTGCGGCAAAGTTAGTTACTAAAATGCAGTTTGTTACTACTACAAATAAGTATAAAAAAGAACTTACAAGACTCTTGTTCTCTCCTGTTGCCGCTGTAGCAGCAGAAATAAGAGACACACTTAAAGAACAAACGGACAGTCAGGCGGCACAGAGCGCCATAAAGCTGACTGTGTATCAACCCCAAGGGGAAGCAGTTCGAGAAGGTTTTAAGTTTGAAGCAGTTGATAATATTAAAGACAGTGTAATAACCAAGAACCCAAGACAAGAGCAAAACGTTTTGGACATAGTAAACAAATGGAAAGAATCTAAGGAGTAAGTAATGCCTAGACCCTATAGTGAACAGTTTATTTTTAGTCTCCATCAAGCCGACCCCAAAAGAGCTGGCGCTCAGTTAGCAAAGCTGTGTGTAAAAGCCAATCTACCCACTGTGTATATAGCCAAAACATTTGGCGTAAGTCGTATGTCTATACACTCTTGGTTTAGAGGACAGCCCGTGAGGGATAAAAACAACAACCGAATTGAACAGTTTATTAGCCTAGTAGAAAAAGGTTTAGCCGATGGTAGTTTACCGGCTATTAATATTAAACAGGCTAAAGAATATTTAGAATCTAAAATAAAACCTAATCTAATCAGGGTGTGATATGAAAGAATTTTACACCTTAGCGCTTCCTAATAGTGGTAGTTACTGCGTTGTGGAGATAGATCCCTCTACTAAAAGACCAAAGCATACGTTTGTAGAATCAATAGATGAGCTAGTTGAAGTAATTGATTCTAAGCAGGACACAAATGTTTTTATGGCACTGAGTAATTTTAAAGGTCATAGTAGGAAGGCAGATAACGCTACTAGCATACGGTCATTTTTTGTAGACCTAGATGTGGGAGAGGGCAAGGGATACGATAGTAAAGAAGCTGCGCTGATTTCTCTTAATGACTTTGTCATGACTAATGAACTACCGCCGCCCGTTACAGTTGACTCAGGTACAGGTGTTCACGCCTATTGGTTCTTCAGTGAAGAGATTCCTGTAGCAGAATGGAAAATATATGCAGACAAATTTAAAGACTACTGTCTAGGTAGAGGACTAGATATTGACCCCGTTGTTACAGCAGACATAGCTAGGATATTACGCTGCCCTAATACCTTTAACCATAAGACTAACCCTCCATCGCCTACTAGGATTATTAAGTGGTCAGACTTTACATCTGATTTTAAAGTGTGGAAAGCGCTTTTAGGTGAGGTAGAGGTACCACTAGAGGATACAATAAAACGCGAGAAGCTAACCGACCTAGGCAGACAGATGTCTGGCCAGAATAATTATGCTTCAGAGTTTTCTAGAATTGCAGTCAAAAGTTTAGATGAAGCTTCTAACGAGGGTTGTCTACAGATTAGGCATATCATTAATAATAGAACCTCGCTCCCTGAACCCCTATGGTATGCAGGACTATCTATAGCTCAACACTGTACTGATCGTGATGAGGCAATACATCTTCTGTCACAGGATTACGCAGGCTACGATAGAGAAGCAACAGAAAGTAAGGCGACCCAGACACAAGACAAGCCCCAATCCTGTGTAACCTTTAATAATATAAATCCGGGGCTATGTGAGGACTGCGCTTATTTTAATAAGATAACTAATCCGCTACCCCTAGGTAAAACATTCATAGCATCGCCAACAACTGAGACACCACTCTTTAGTGAGATAGTGCCAGTTCAGGGAGGTGTGCCTATGGTAACTACGAAACTACATGGACTACCACCAGAACTTACTGGGTTTAAGCGCGGGGTGAACGGAGGAATTATCTTCAAGCCCGCTCCCGTGTATGATGCTAATGGTGATTTAATTGAGGAGAAAGAACGACAAGTAACAACTTATGATCTCTACCCTACGAAGCGTATATATAGCATTACGCAGGGCGATTGTATGATGATGGTAACTGAACTTCCTAATGATAAATCTAGAGAGTTTACGCTACCTTTTAGTAGTATGTACGACGGTAATGAGTTAAGAAAAATACTATCAATGAATGGGGTTTTATTTGACCCTCTCTCTGACCAATGGAAATATATTATGAGCTATATAGTTAAGTGGGGGCAGTATTTAATTGCTCAGGGATCTGCCGAAATTATGCGTAACCAAATGGGCTGGACTGCCGACTACGATGCTTTTGTAGTAGGAGGTACTGAGATAGATAAGAATGGTAAAGAATCTAATAGTCCTACCTCTCCACTATGTCGTGGCATCGCCAAACACCTAATCAAGACGGGAACCTACGATGTGTGGAAGCAGTCTGCAAATAAATTAAATCAGGAGGGTTTAGAGGTACACGCCTTTGTTATGCTCACTGGCTTTAGTTCTATTCTTATGCCCTTCACTTCTACTTCAGGTGTGACGATATGCCTGACAGGAGATACTGGTTCCGCCAAGACAGCTTCTTTATATGCTTGTCTAAGTGTCTGGGGTAATCCTAAAGATCTGTCTGTGTTAGATGCAACAGAGAATGGTATGACTGGACGTTACTTAGCACTACACAATATTCCTTTTGGGCTAGATGAGGTTGGAAATACTCATGGTAAAACACTCTCTCAACTTATCCACAAAATATCACAGGGTAAAGCTAAGATTAGAATGCAGGCTTCTGTTAACGCTGAACGCGAGCATGAACTTTCCGCCGCTCTGGTGGCTATATTTACCTCCAATCATTCGCTCTATGACAAGCTTGCTATCTTAAAGAAGGATCCTAATGGGGAGGTAGCTCGACTTATAGAAATCTATATGCGTAAAGCTCAACTATTAGTAGATAATCCTAGCGAAGGCCGTGCACTCTTCGACCCCTTTAGAACTAACTATGGGTGGGCAGGGCCAGAATTTGTTAAGGAAGTTATGAAGTATACTCGCCCAGAGATCGAGGCTAAGATTGCTACATGGGTAAATAAGTTTAAGGTTGATTTTGGTGATGATACTGCCTTTAGATTTTATGAGAACCTAGTTGCAGTAACTATGGTGGGGGGCGAGCTCGCTGCTAAAGCAGATATTGTTCATCTAGATTTAGAGCGTATATATAAACGCATAGTTGGTGAGATGATAGATATTAGAGATAACGTGGTTCAATCTAATAG